TCCGTCGCACTTCAATCCGTCGGTCTGGAAGTCACTGCGCCATCGGGACTGCCCGGTGTTGCGGGTGCCGAAAGACCGCGCGAAAGAGACGTGGGAGATTCTTTACCAGAAAGGTTTTTGGTACAACGGGGCCAGGAATCTTTGGTATCGCCGCAAGCGACCGGTTGCATCGGGAGCTGCCGCGTGAGGTAACGATGAACTCACATCAACTCGAAAAAGCACTGCAGTTGCTTTATGACTATCGAGAGTTTTACCGAAAGGAAAGGGAGTGGCGAAAGCGCCGCTCCCTTTTTTTGCGCAGACTCAAAGCTGTTTTCCTGCGAAAAAAACGTATTTATCGCAAGAATCCAAACTTACGGTAGACTAGAAAGATGATCGTTCGCATTCCATGCATTGTCCCAGCAGTTCCCACGCCGCCATCAAACCTCAAGACACTACAGAAGATCGGCCAGACCAAACGGTTTGTGCTGGCGGTGGCTAGTGGGAAGTCCTACAAGGACGCAGAAACGGAATCCGGTATCAGTTCCCACCAGATTAGGCATTCCCCTATCGCCAAACAGGTGGTCAAGGAACTGGTGGCGCGCACGTTCCACGACAAGAAGTACGTGAAGAAGCTGAAACAGCTCTGGGACGCGGAAGACCTGCTTGTTACCAAGACCGGGCGGATTTACTCGAAGCCGAATTACCCGGCGCAGCAGTTCGCGTTGGACCGTGTATCAAAGCTGCGTGGTCTTGATTCCGAGGACATGGACAGCGACCAGCCAAAAGGTATCACCATCCAAGTTGTAGGAGAAGCCAATGTCAAAGTTGACCGCATTCCTTAGCTTTGTGTTGTTTGTGTTGACCGTACCCGCCACTAGCGGTTGCGCTGTACGACAGAAGACGGTGATTCCGGCTTCCGTTACGACTGGAACTGCTGAACCGACGCCAACACCCGCCTCCGATCCCTTCATCGTGCAGTCAGATGGCAACGGTGGCTATATCATCCAGAAAGGAACGTCGACGATCCATGCCGTGGAGTTCTACACGCGCGGAGATGTCGACAAGCTGATTGATTCGATGCGCGCGGAGATGACAAAACTGCGTTTGTCGCTTGGCGCGAAATGAAAAAGTGGCTCAAGCTGTACCAGCTCAGCCGAAAACTCACCACGCGCGCAGCGAAACGATTTGGTAGTGGACACAAAGTGCGCCTGACGATGGAAATACTGAATCCGGCATGGAAGCCGAAGAAGGAGACATGCGTTGCCAATACAACGTCGACGACAAGCGGTAAATCCACAACCGCTCGTTAAGATTTTCCGGCGTCAGCGGGATTTCATCTTCTGTCCAGCCGACGATGTGTTCTACGGCGGGTCTGCCGGTGGTGGAAAGTCACATGCGCTTCTTATTTTTGCGGCGCTTCGCCGACAGGCGTACCCGAAGACGACGGGAATTCTTTTTCGGCGCACGTACCCCGAGTTGGAACGGTCCTTGATCCTCAAGTCCCATGAACTTTACCCCCAGTTTGGCGCGCGCTACAACGAACAGAAGCATCGCTGGCATTTTCCCAACGGCTCCATCCAAGAGTTCGGTTTCTGTGAGCGTGAGCAAGACGTTTACCGCTACCAAGGCGCGGAATACCACGACCAAGGCTTCGACGAGCTTACGCACTTCACCCAGTTTCAGTTCACCTACCTGACTTCCCGTTGCCGGTCTGCCATGCCCGGTGTCCGCGCCCTTATCCGTGCTGCATCCAACCCCGGAAACGTTGGCCACGTGTGGGTACGCGACCGCTACATCACGCCGTCGAAGCTGGGCGGCATGTGGAAGAATCCGATCACCGGTAAGTCCATGGCATTCATTCCAGCAACGGTGAAAGACAACCCGGCGCTGAACGAATCCGATCCGACTTACGTGCAGCGCCTGAAAGAAATGGGCGACAAGAAGTACCGCGCTCTGGCGCTCGGCGATTGGAGCGTCTTCGAAGGCCAATACTTCGACATGTGGAATGACACGCCCGATATGTCTGTGCTGCGGCAGACACATGAGCCAACAACCGGTACCCTCAAGTTCCTGTCGATGGACTGGGGCTATGCCGAACCAGCCTGCGTGCTGTGGTGGGAAGTCACGCCTAGTGGCAGGGTGTTCATCTACCGCGAGCTGTACACGACCGAACGCAGCCCGAAGGAGCTGGCCAAAGACATCCTGACGCTCTCTCCCATGCTGGAAAGATACATGCACATCGTTATTCCACCAGAGCTATATGGTAAAAAGATCGAGCTAGAGGGTGGTGGTGAACCAATCGCCAATCTCATGCAGTCGGTGTTGCAGCAGCGTATGCCGCTCAAGAAGGCGAACAACGCACGCGTCCCCGGCTGGATCAAGCTGAAAGAGTTTTTGTCACCGGCACCAGATGGAAGGCCATGGCTGCAGGTATCGCCAAATTGTCAGAATCTGATTCGCACGCTGCCGTCCATGGTTCACGATGAAGACAGGCCGGAAGATTTGGCCACGCTGGCGGAAGACCATGCTTGTGACGCGCTGCGCTACGGCGCGGTTGACCTGCATGAGATTCCGCGTCTGCCGCTCCTGACGCCACACGGACCGGCTGTCCATCAGGTTTTTGACAACGAGAAGAATGTTCACCGGAGTGGTGTCAGCCACATGCCGGGACAAAAAGGGAGATCAGGATATGGGCGATAAATCCAAGCAGCAAAAGCCGTCAGTAGAGAAACGTCGGAATCCGTTTTTGAAACCGAAGGTTCACTTGCTCGCAGAGAACCTTCGAAATGCAGTCACAGAAAATGCAAAAGAGGCTATGACCATCATGGGTAAATCCGCACAGCGTCTAGCAGGAACTCGGAAAGACGCGGGAGACATGCAGGGCAGTGGTCGTTCCGCTCGCAAAAGGAACGCCAAGATCGGAAAGACCAGCGGTACGCCGAAAGGCACCAAGCAGACTGGCCGTCGTTCGAAGTAGCACCTGCGCCCGCAAGGGCGCACAAATTTGTCAACCTTCTTACCGTTCACTGTCAACGTAGCACCTGCGCCCGCAAGGGCGCACACTTTTGGAGGTCGCAATGCTCAGTCACTTGACTGGCGAAATGGAATTGATTGGCCGGAAATTTGTGGCCAACCTGACGGTTCGTCCGAAGACGCAGATGGACGGAATCAAGATGTTGGACAGCGACCCGCGCAAATGGCGGCTCAAGCCATCAGCCTATGATGCTGTAGTGGAAGAGGTTGGACCCGGCTGTACTTTGATTCAGCCGGGAGATCAAATTGTTGTAGAGCGCTGGGAATACAAACAAGCAGACTGGGATGACGAGCGGATCATCGCGGACGAATCTCAGGTGTTGATTGTTCGGCGAAACGGGAAAGAAACCCCAACGCCCGGTGTGGTGGTCATGCAGATTCGGCGGCAGGACAGGCCATCGACACTCATTATCCCAGAACACATCAGGGACAAGCAGCGGAAGAAGCAGACGATTTATTTCGGGAGAGTTCTCGCCAGCAATAGTGTTATTTGTGAGGTGGGAGAATTCCTGTGGGTAGAGAAAAGGGACCGCCACCAGTTTACGTATCCCGACGGAAGATTCATCTTCCTCAACTGTCAGGACTCATGGGGCGAGTATCCAATCTTGATGAAAGCGGAGGTCACGAAAAATGGAAAACGTTGACGAAACTGCAAAGTCCCCTGAAACTGGTAGTGATGAGGAACTTCCAAAAGATGCCGTTGCAGAAGGGCAGAACGGGGATGCGGGGCAGCAAACTATTGAACCGCTCAAAGAGGCCACTTTTGCAGTCGACGGTCAACGAAAAGCCTTCGTTATCCAAATCCCCATCAGCCCGTCGCCGTGGATGGCCCACGGATTCCTCGAATTCGCCAGACGAAACATCGACAACTTCTATCGGATGATGCAGGAACAGAAGAAGCAGCAGAAGCAGGGGCTTCTGGAACCCGGCCAAGGAATACCGCCACGCGGCTTCCGTGGTTTTCGCGCACACTAAAAAATGGCATTGACCGTCACCCTTCCCAAGAAGAAGCGCGACAGCGACGACGACACCAAACGTCGGTCCGCTGACGTAACGCTTTCCAAACCGCCGAAGGAATATGACGATCAACAGGAACAGGTTGAAGAGATCGAGGCGCGGTTCCGCCGACGCGCCATCAAGCTATCCAAAGAACAGCGCGAGCGTCTTGAAGGCGACCTTATTCAAGTGGTCGACGACTGGAAGGAATCCCGCTCTGGTCTGGAAAGCAAACTGAATGAGTGGAACAACCTTCTGGAAGGTGTCACGGACATCACCAACTATCCGTGGGAAGGTGCCAGCGAAGTCCACATCCCCATTCCGAAGATCAAGGCACGCGAGATTCGTTCCACGATCAACCGCACGACGATGCGTCCCGTTCCCTTCCTCATGGCGCAATACTCGGGACCAGATGAAGGCCGGAAGACAAGCCGCGAATTCGTTAAGTCAGTAGAGAACTTCGTCGAAGACAAGATCAAGAACAGCACCAACATCCACACTACGCTTAAAGAAGCAATCATCCCCACCATCCGCGACGGCACATGTCCCATTCAGATCATTTGGGAAACCGACCTTGAGCGCGTCTGCGACTACAAAATTTACTCGTCCGTCGAAGAGTTCATCGAGGACTACCCTGACGAAACAGCAGCCGGTGTTGGGGAAGAGGTGTACAACCGCCTCTATGAGAAGATCGTCGACGAGGGATCGGCAGAGGTCTACTACGAATACGATGCGCCGATTTACGACGGACCCAAGGCCTATCTTGTTCCGCTAGTGGACTTCGTTCACTGGCCGGTCTACGTCACCGAGATCGAACAGATGCTCTGCCATGGTAAGCGGATTTGGTACACCGATTATCAGATTGAAGAGATGCACCGCGTCGGAAAATTTCCAGACAAGGACGTGGTTGATAAGGTCATCGGGACCAAAGGCGATTTACGAGACGACCACTACACGGCTGGCCGGGATCGCATTGAAGGAATCAACCGCGACCGGGACAAGGCGAAAGAGTTTGAGTGTTTCGAGCTGGTCTACAAGTGTGCGCTCGACGGTGGGAAGGTCAAACAGAAGTACCTGATTTACTGGGCCGCGAAAGCGCGCAAGATTCTCCGCATCGAGAAGTACCCCATCCGGCAGGGCAAGTCCACCTATTTCCCGCTGCGCCTCATCAAGCGCGACGGACGCTTCCTCGGCATGAGCCTCATCGACGACATTTCGGACCTGTCGGCTGAGATCGACACACATCATCGCCAGCGGATCAATACTCGAACCATCACGCACGTTCCCAGCTTCAAGGCGAAAGAAGGGGCCAAGGGTCGGTTCGACCCGTCGCGGAAAGACCTACGTTTCCGGCCCGGCCTTGTGGTGTGGTTGGAGAACACGGACGATGTTGCGCAGTTCGACATTCGGCCTGTTGACCTGTCTGGTTCCGTCGATGAAGAGACGCTGCTGTATCAGCTCGTCGACCTAGTGACAGGTTCCAGCAGCGGACTTTCGGGGCAGCAGAACCCCATCGACCCGCGCGCGCCTGCACGCAAGCAGCAGGAGATGCTACGCCAGTCCACAAATCGCATTGACGATTACGTGGAGGTTCTGTTGCTCCCCTTTTCCCAAATCGGACAGTTCATGCTCGACCTGTACTACCAGTATGGGCCGGATGAATTGAAGTACTTCATCAACGAGAAAGATGGTGGCCTGACGCAGAAGACCATCGACCGCGCGAAGTTCTTCAACCCGAATGTCATGTTCCGCGTCAACGGAACTTCGGTCTTCCTCAATCCAGAAATGGAGTTCAACAGGATGATCGAGATTGACCAGATTCTTGCGCAGAACCCGATCACTGCGCAGAACCCACGCATCCGCAAGGAATCACTGCGGCGTGTACTGGACGCTGGCCGTTCGCCTGATACCAAGTCGATGGTTCCTACCGACGAGGAATTGGGTATCGTGACGGAAGAAACCAGTGCCACCGACGAGAATGGACAGCCGATCCGTCGTATCCCCGGCATGGAAGATCGTGAAGCGGCGGTGCAGGAAAAGATGCAGCGCCAGAAACTCGACCACAAGATGGAAGAGACGAAGCACAAGACGAAGATGGAGGCAGGACTGCGGCTAGTGGAAGCAGGTTCGCGCCCTCGTCCGTCAGCCAAGCGGAAATAAACCGCAAAGAAGGTAGTCATGCCACATAAGAACGTCACGCACAAAGCTATAGTTGAAAAGGAAAACCAGATTTCGGGTTTGCAGGAAGCAATTGACAGGCTGCGAATCTACGGGCAAGCTAGGAATGACCGAACGGTAAAGAAGTTGCTGGATGAAGTTCGGATCAATTGCAAGCGCGCCATGAAGAATAAAGACGACGCGTTGTCCACTGGGACAGACGCAGGTGCGCGCGAAGCGATGTTGTGGTTGGGCCACGAAAAGGCCTTTAAGTTTATTCTGACGGCGGTAGAAAACGCCGATGACGAGATCAAGGAATACCGTGCCAGAATCAAACAACACGAATCAGAACTTGCTGGACTCCGAAAAAAACGCGGAGTCTCAGCAGAATAAATCTGGTCGGCCACAGCACTGTACGGGCTGTGGTAAACCGGTTTTGAAGTATCATGTTTCACGTAATTCACCTCGGGTAGCCGTGGTGCATCTCAACGTGAAGTGCCAACGCGACGGCTGTGGATGTATGACGCAACTCAACATCCCGGTCTTTACGACAGCCAGACCCGAATAGGGAAACAGTCAACTAAGGGCAGAAAGCTCATGGTGTCCCACCGCTAGTGGTGGAGGCGCTGTGGGCTTTTTTACTGCCAGAGGAGAATACGATGAAGGTGAAAGTCAAAAAGAAAGACGACGAGAAGGCAGACGACGAGCGCGAAGAAAAGGATTTGCCAGAAGGCGATGAGGACGAAGAAGAAGAGGAAGGTGACGAGGAAGAGGAAGGCGAAGTCGACCTTGAAGACATCGAGGACGACGACGATTCCGAAGAGCTGCCGAAGTCGAAACGCGAACTCGAACACATCAAGAAGATCGCCCGCCTCGAAGCGCGTCTTGAAACGCCGAAGCCCGGCGCGAATGCCAACGACCAGCAGCAGGCCTACATCAATGCGGTGTATGCCGACCTCGACATGGATGACGATGACTTCAAGGAAAAATACCGAGGCTATTCCAAAGCCAAGGTGATCGCCGCCATCAATCAGGAAACGACCGCACGGTCTACGGCGCAAATGTCGTCACTCGCCGCGAAGAACTCGCTGACTCGGAAGTACCCGGACTTCTTCGAACACGAAGAAGAGATCGACGAAGCGCTGTCCGATGCCGCACCACATGTGCTGCAAGACCCGACGAAGCTCAAGTCGTTCATGGAACGTGCCTACAAAGCGCTTTCCGCTGGAAAGTCACCGGCCAAGAAAGCTCCGAAGTTCAGCAAGGACGATGACCGGAGGAAGAAAATCGTGAACGACTTTGAACCGCCGACACCGAAAAAGAAAAAGGTTTCCGACGAGGATGAAGACGACGAGGATGCCATCAAGGAAGAAAACCGTGGCCTCGCCGCCAAGTTCAAGCTGCACAAGGAATCCGACCGCAAGCGCTTCTCGGGAAAATACATCCCGATGGAACTCGGTGCTGGCGTGCGGTTCGTCTCGCCAGAAAAGGGCTTCGAAAAAGCAGACAAGAAGAAGTAGGGGAGGAATCATGTTCGACAAGATTAAAAGTGCGCGCGCGCCATGGGGTCTGCTTGGACTCCTGCTGTTTGTCTCGCTCGCTGTTGCCGGGATTACCCATCACGACATTGTGTCTGTGTCCGCTGTTGCTGACACGAATGATGTGACGCGTCTGACAGTTGGAACTACAAACACCTTCACAGGTGATGTGTCCATGTCCACGGCGACGTTTCGCGTACGCTATTCGGCTGCGCCACGTTCTAGCCTGACGCCATCGGGCATTGGCGAGATCGTGTGGAACGGTACCAACAGTGAGTTGTGCGTTTCAACTGGATCAGTACTGTCTTCGTGGGTCCGTGTTTCTACGCCCACACTGGCTTGTCAGAGCTAATGAACAAAGAGAGCCGCGCACCAATCGTCTACCGGAAAGGGTCCGACGCCATCGGGCATCCGATCTTTCCCAGTCCGACGGCGGGTGATGGTTCTCTTGATAGAGAAGGCTCTTACCGGTGTAAGCAGTGCGGATTTCAAAACCTCGCTGCCGAAACAGAAAGCCCCGGTGGTGGCGAAGAAGGAATGGGCGGTATCACTATCGTCGACAATGAACCAGAAGTAACGCAAGGATGCAAACTCTGCGGTTCACTGAACAGCAGGTAAGGAGACGACATGAAAAAAGCGAGCAAAGAAAAAGCAGGAAAAGCGACGAGCCATATTATCGTCGGAAAGTCACGCTCAAGGGTTCCAAAAACAAATCTAAGGCGCGGGCGAAGTCCCATCGCTAAAGACAAAAAAAGAGGGGGTAATCCCACATGCAAGTAGCAAATGGACAAGACCCTATCGTGGTGAAGCTGCCGGTTTACGCCACAGCTAACCTCGAAGCAGGGGCTCTCCTGATGCCCGGTGTGACCGCCGCAACTGACCTCGGCGCTCTCATTAAAGCATCCGGTGCAGCGGCTGATGCCATTGGTGTGTTGACGGGAGCCTATACCTACGCTGCCACGGCCACTGGTCGTTGGTTGGCAGACGGTACGGCATTCATCGAGCGCGAAGTTGCGCTGTATGACCGGTATCACCTGATGGAAGTGCAGTACGACATTGCAGACACGATGGCTGTCGCCTCAACCTCGACGACCACTGTGACTGTCACGTCGCTTGAAGACAACATTGATGCATCGTGGCTGTACAGCCCGACTCAGAACGACCTGTACTACGTCGCTACTTCCGCTGCTGGAAGCTGTGTGACGAAGGCGGCTTCTGGTTGGGACTCGGCGGACACGCTCATCAAAATCTTGCGTCCGTTTCACCCGCTGGGGAAGCTGAACACCGCTGCCACCATGCTCGGAACTGACGCAGCCGTCGGATCGTGGCCTATCTGTGTTCTCTGGAACGAGTACGAAGACCTTGGCGTGCCTCGCACGCGACTGGACCCGACAAAGCACAATGCTTTGACGCTCACCAGCCCCAAGTTCTACGCCACTCTTCTGGTGCGTAACACGGGCGGACACACCATCGACTAAAAAGGGGGTAACGAAACCAATGGTCGTTACAGAATCGCAGTTCGCAGAAGTAATTGAACCCGGTCTTCGGCAGATTTTTGCCGACGAGTTCAATGATCTTCCCCAAGGTTCTCTCATTGGCCCCCTGTATCGGATGGAACAGTCCGACAAGGCCAACGAAGATTATCTTGAGATGGAAGATGTCGGTTCGGTGCCGGAATTCAACGGCACTCTCATCTACAGCGACTTCAAGCAGGGCAACAAGAAGACCGTCACGAATGTGACGCACGCCCTCGGCCTGAAAATCGCGCGTGACCTGCTCGACGACGACCTGTATGGCGTCATCGAGGACATGGTGCGTCAGATGGGTATGTCTGCCCGGTATCGCATGGAGCAGGATGCGGCTTCGCCGTTCGTCAACGCGTTTAACAACTCGTTCCAGACGTTCGACGGTCTGTCTCTCTGCAACAGTGCGCATACGTTCGTGTCGACCACCACCACGCAGTCCAACAGTGGATCGTCCGCGTTCTCATACGCGAACCTCGATGCCACCATCACTGCGATGCGGAAGTTCAAGGGATCGCGGGATCGGTTTATGATGAATGTCAATCCTGACATGATTATCGGACCGGTCGACCTCGACACCTCATTCCGTGAAGTGATCGACTCGAAGTTGAAGCCCGGAACCGCGGATAACAACACCAACGTCTACAACCAGAAATTCACCATCCTCACGACTCCGTTGCTCACCGACACCAACAACTGGTTCGTCGTTGACTCGAAGAAGATGAAGCGGTGGCTTCTCTGGCAGCAGCGCGTTCCGTTGGAGTTCTCCGAGACGAAGGACTTCGACACGTTCGTGAAGAAGTACGCGCTGTACATGCGCTACAAGAACACCCCGCTCCACTGGCCGTGGATTTTCGGCCACGCGGTTTAAGCGGGACAACAACTAGAAGAAGGAGCCAGAAAATGAAGATCAAAAGGCTTGGCAAAAAGCCATTGGATTACGCAGAAGAGAAAGCTCTTCGTGAAGAGAAAAGTCACATTGATGACGTGCTGGACGGCGTAGAACTCCGTCAGGGCGTTACACATGAGGTCGTGGATTCCGCTGCGCTCGAAGAGCGGAAGCGGAACATCGACAAGGCTCTGGAAGGATCAGCAGAACGGGCAACTGGGTCCGAGCGTGTACAGCTCGAAAAGCGCGAGAAGCAATTGCGGGAATACCTGCAGTCGCGGAACGTGTCTTGGAAGGTACACACTCGGACCCGGCCATCCGATGGTATCGAGTACTCGGAGTTGGTTGACCACCAACATGCCCTGAATGCCGATCAGAAGTATCAGCGAATGGTCAAAGAGTGGAAAGCAATCAGTCGCCGTCTTGAGCCTGAAAATACGCGCGCAGGCGACACGCGCTACTTACACCGCCAGTAACACTGGCGGCACTTTTAAGGGGGACAGCAATGAAGAAGTTGCTTCTTATCGCAGGGCTGCTTTTGCTGCCTCTGACGCGATCCTACGCACTGTGGGAGCGTCCTGATTACAACACCGCTGTCTACGCGACGAGCGCGTTGACGACCAGCACGGCTGCGGTTGTGGTTGACCTGTCGGATACCAGCGGGTATCCGCATCGTCTTGATGGACAGGTGAACGTGGCCGGTGTACGCTTGGACGTTTACAAAGCCGCCAGTTCTTCCGGCACCATCAAGGTGGGTGTGGTTACGCGGGTGAATGCCACTAGCGGAGACGTGAAGTGGTTTTACACATTCAACTTCTCGCAGGATGCTGCAGGTACGAAGTACACGGATACGTTTATCACACCGGATGCGCCTATTCGTGCGCAGGTAAAAAGCGATGGTACAACTCCAAACATCGTCAGCAACAACATCACCACTAGCAGCACGACGTACCAGAATGATGTGGTTCTTCCGACCTCTTCCAATTCCAATGTTGCACCGGGCGTCGGCGACATCGTTGTTGACCTCACGAACAGTGGTTCAGGCGCGGTCAACTTCACTCTGGGACTTAACTACTACACAGACAAATAACGGAGGCTTTATGCGCATGAAGACACTCGCACTGGCCGTCTGCGCCTTGATGGTGGCTGCGACTTCATTCGCATGGCCCCGCCTCGGACAGCACACCCAGCCAACCATGCTCGATACCGGCAACACGGCAAGCTACCTTGCCGTTGCGGTAAACGACACAACGCCTGTTCTCATCTACTCGGGAACAGACGATGATCGTGAAGTCACGATCCAGAATCCATCCGCCACCTACGACATGTATGTCGGTTCAAGTACCGCCGTTCGTGCGGTTGCGGGCGCACGTCTCAAGATTCCGAAAGGCAACGGAACATACACCACACACAACACGGCCAACATCTACGCCATCATGGAATCAGGCGGAAGTGGAACGGCACTAGGATCGGTGGAACATGCTTCGCAGGATTAACCTCTTCGCATTCCTGTCGCTACTGGCGACTTCGGCTTTTGCTGGCACTTTTA